AGATGCTGTCGAGATCGGTGCTCAGATACTTGACGGCCTCGCGCAGCACCGTGCGCTGGGCCTCACTCAGTCCCGGCCTTCCTCGTAGAGTTGTTCGCACCGCTTACCGATTTCAATGATGAGCGCAGCGTCCATCGCAAGCGCGTCGTCGATGCTGCCGAGCACCTGGCATCCGTCTTGGTAGAGATGCGTGAACGCAAGGAACGCGTAGATGTGATGCGGTCGATCCTTGCTGACCTGCAGCAACTCGAGCAGGTCGAGCGCGCTGGGTCGGCGCAGCGTGCACGGCACACCGCCGAGCGCGTATGGCACATGCTTAAGCGTGAGGATGTCGCGGATGCTGCTCATGCTACGGTGATCGCGCCAGTGAATTGAAGGTTGATGGATGCGCGCACGACCTGACCGGCGGTCGCGGTGATGTCGTAGCCAGTGACATACGCGGTACCTGTCACGGTCGTGCCAGAGGTCAGCGTGAGGACGGTGTTCTGAGCCGCCGCTGCCGTTCCAACATTGGTGCACAGCGCCAGATGGTTGGTGCTCGCCTCATCAAAGAAGAGATCGAGGCTTGCGGTTCCACCCATGACACCCGCGATGAATGTATCGACGGTATCACCAATGCCGGTGATGATCTGAGCGGGTCGCGATGTCGAAACGCTTGCGGTACCTACCGCTGCAACGGTCGAGCCTGCGAACTGGAATGATGAGAGTGCAGAGTTGAGAGCCATAGTGTTTAACCTCGGTAGTAGATGTCGATCTCGCACGCGACTTCAGCAGGCATCTGCTCATCGCCGTCACCAGCTGCGGCGGGTTCGACGGTGTATCCGTTCCATTGCACGCTCTCAAAGGTGAGCGCACTAAATGTACCTGTGACGCAAACTGCTTTGATATACGGGATCAGATCGAGCGCGCCCTGCGTGGTCACTGCAATGATGCGGATCGTGACGGATGCCATCAGCAGCGGAGAAGATCCAATCGATTGCACTTCCTCTTGCGTCACCTCGTAGGTGATGGCCGGCAGAATCGTGTCCTGCAGGCGATAGCCGTGCGTGATGTTTGCGTCGGCAACCGCCACCATCACGGTGAGCATCGTTCGCACTGATGCTTGGATGGTGATCGGTGCTGGCATCAGTTCACCTCAGTGCATTGGATGATGGCGACTCGGTCGGCCTCATCGAGGTTCTGGATGAAGTTGATCTTCAGCGTGCGATTGCGGATGACGAGGCGATCGACCTCGGTCAATCCAGCGCCCTGCACTGCTTGCCATCGAGCGCGCACCTGCACGCTGCGCACGACCGCAACGCCATCGCCGTAGCCTTGCTCGCTCGCGCTGTCCTCGCGCATGTCGGCGCGGAAGGTCGCGCCCGTTGTCCAAGTCGTGCCGCGCATACCGAGCGCGTCGAGCGTGGTTGACGGGGTCTGCACCGTTGCGACATGCTTGAGTCGTCCACCGCTGATCATCGGAGGTTACTCCGTGTCGAGATGTTGGCGAGGATGTACTCGACCGACAGCGGCACCGTCTGCAGGCTGATCGGTTGGATGCTCTCGGGGTTGTTGTACCAACCGCCGACGAGCGCGATGATCGCGTGCGTCAACTCGTTCGGCACGCTTGAGTAACCCACTGAGTAGGTCACCGTGATTGCGGTTCCTTCGTAGATGCCAGGGTAATCAAGGAATCGCAGCACTGGCATTGGCCCGTCGGTGAGGTCAACCCAGTAGTCGGTGGCCGGCATCGTCGTGGTGATATTCAAATTGTTTGTGTAGACCACGCTCGTGAGCGACGAGTACGGGTACGCGGGTAGCAGAGTATCCGTGAATCGTGCGATGTAGAGCGTTGATGTCTGCGGTGACAGCAGCAACTGGGTGCGTCGCTCAACCAATGAGATCGCCGCCTCGCGCAAACGAACGATGTCAGTGTCATCGTCGTCGTAGTCGATCTTGAGCGCCGACTTGATTGTGCTGAGGGGTACCGTCATAAAGGTGCCGCGCGCCTTCCGACGCGCAGCACCCGGGAAAAGAAAAGATCAGGACGCACATGCACTGATGCAGGCGAACGCCGCAGGATTCGTGATGTGCGAATCGGTGCGCATGTACGCGTACAGAATGCTCTGAAGGCTCGCGCTGAGCGAGTACGGATCGAACAACGACTGCATACCAGTGCGGTCGTAAATCTCAAAGTAGTCCCAGTGGCCGACGATCACATACGCGGCGCCACGGACATTCGCGCCCGTAGCACCAGCGGCGGCGGTTGGCATGTACTCGCTGATCGCGTACGGAACGCCGAGGATAGTGCCCGGCATTCCGCTCGCAAGCGAGTTGGTCTGGTCGGTGCCAAGCGTCCAAACATACTGCGAGTTGGTCTGCAACTTGCGGATGTTCTTCAGTGCGGTATCGGAGAGCAGCCACTTGAATCGAGGCGATGCTCGGTACTGAGCAGGCACCGCGAACATGGTGTCGATGAGGTTGGTCGCAGTAATGGTGGAAATTGCTGAGGCAGCGGTAAGCGCAACACCCTGCGCGATGATTTCATTGCTGCTTGCCCAAGCAGTGCTTGTTCCATCGGCGATGCCTTGAGGCTGCGACGATCCAGTGCCCGTGACGAAGTACGAGTCTTGGATGCGACCAAGACCGACCGCGAGACGGTTGGCGATGTAGTCGAGTCCCGTGCCCGGGTTGCCCTGACCAATGGCATCGTCGATAAACTCCTGAGACATCTGAGTCGCTGCGGCCATCTTGTAAGGCACGACGCTGATGGCGCGGAAACTTGGGTCAGACAGAGTGACCGCGCTGCCTTCGCCGATCAGGTATCCGGTGGGGATACCAGTCTCGACGGTGAGCGTGCGCTTGCTGTCGATGGTGACGACCTTGCAAAGCGTGCGCATCACGGTATTGAGATACATCTGCTCAACGATGCGGCGTTCCATGTCCACGGGAATCGCAGCAGCAGTGGTCGCGGTGCTGACGGAACGGTTCGATAGTGAACCGCTGAAGCCGTCGCGAAGCCAGCGCGCCGCGTACTCGGCCGAGTTTGGATCGCTCTCAGCAGACGAGAGACGACCGTTGCCGGCGCGGCTCTCGAGTTGCGGGGTCTTCTCAAGGCGAGCGAGACGCGCCTCGAGTTCGGCGCGAGCGTTCTGCGCGCTGCGCTCGACCGCAGTCATGTCCGCATCCATGCGGGAAAACTTCTCCTTCTCTTCGCCGCTGCCGCGCTCGTCGATGGTCTGCGGTGCGAGGCCAGTGCGCTTCTGGAAGCGCTCGAGGCTCTTACGGTATTCGTGGTTGATGCTGTTCAGTTCGTCAAGGTCAGACATGGTTCATCCTTTGGATGTGGAGTTCGAGCCGTGCGATGACGGCTGCGTCGTTTGCTGCGTCAACATGGCGCAGGCTCGAAGTGGTTTGGGGGTAAGCGGCATCCTGCACAAGGGACACCTCGACGAGCGTCGCGGCGTTTACCGTGCGCTCCGTGCGATCTTTGCTCCAAGTGTCGCGAGTCACGAAGAATCCGAAGGACATCGCGCCCGTGAGGTCGCCGCGTGTCAGCAGTTCGCGCACATCGTTGCCGAGCGTTGTCTCTGGCAGAGTCGCGGTGTAGTGCAGACCGTCGGCGCGTGAGTCGAGTTTGAGCGTGCCCGACTGCGTGCGCGCGAGCGGCATCGACGCGTCGTGGTTGTAGTAAAGTTTCACATCGCCGACCGTGCCGAATGCACCCGGGGCGATTCGCTCGGTGAATGAGCGCCCTTGCTCTCGAATCAATCGCGAGGGCTGGCCGTACACGGCTGCGATGCCCGTGAGGGTGCGACCCTCGACAGCGGGCGACGATGTGAAGTCACGGCGTGAAATCATTTGGAGTCCCCGCGTTGCCGCTGGTGTCGGTGCCGAGGTTCGTCTTGCCGCCACCCGTGCCCATGTTCATCGCGACGATCGGCGCGTCGAGGCCGGGCAACGGCATCAAGTCGAGTTCGTCACGCGCTTCGTTGCGCGTCATGAAGCCTGCTTCGACTCCAGTGCGCAGCGCCGACATCGTCTCGGCGATGCCGGGGCGCACGAGTTCGTCGGTGTCCCAGTAGACGCTGTCGTATGCGTTCTGCAGTTTGTTCGTGATCTCGCTCGCCCAGCAATGCAGCCACTGCGTGAGACAGGCATCGACATACATGCGGGTCAGCCACTCGAGCGTTCCGTACGACGGTCCGGCGTTCTCGCTCAGGTACGACATCGGTACGCCGTAGATGCGCGAGACATCAGCGACGCTGTACTGTCGGGCGGTCGCAAGTCCTGCATCATCGAGCGTCGAACTGATGCGTTCGATGCGCATGCCCTCGGCCAGCACAAGCGGCTTGCCAGTGTTTGCGGTGCCTGCGTGCTTCGCCTCGTAGTCCGACATGATGCGCTGGCGCGCCTCGAGTGACAGCGGACCCGGGTGCACGAGCGCGATCTTCGGGTTGCCCGCGTTCGAGTACGCCTTGAGCGCCATCTCTTCCTGCGCTGCGAGAAGTTGAATCGATGTGCGGCAGAGGCTGATCGGCGACTCGCCCCACAATCCACTGGTCGATGGTGCGCGCAGATGGAACACTTGCGACGCGTTGAGCGCGCCGTAGGCCATCGTGCGATAGATCGGAACGCCAGTGGTTAGGTCGAGCGTCACCGTGTCGGGCTGCAGAAGAATCAACTCGAGCATCTCGCCACCGACGCTGCGATTGATCGCGGCGAACGCGTTGCCGTAGAGCAGCACTTGCATGGTCATGGCGCGGCGAAACTCGAACGCGCTCATGTACGGAGATGGCGATGCGAGCAGCGAGTCCGCGCCGGTGTCGCTGCACTCGAGCGATACGCGTGCGATGTCGTTCGCGATCAGCGTGACGGCGCGGTAGACGGGCGTGTAGCGAATCGCATTCGCTGGTCCAACGAATGGCAGCGAGCCACCACCTTGATCAAGGATGGTCGATGACCACGGCCCGACGAACATGCGTTGAAGGAATCCCCGCAGCATGTGCACATCGTTGCGGGTACTAACACATCAAGGTTGCGCCAAACTTAGGTTTGTTCGTAGCACGAGGCTTGCTTCCCACCCCATGTATGCATGGCGATGATGCTCGCAACGAGCGGGTCGAGGATGCAATAGTTCCTGCTCTTAACTGGTCGGACATTGCCGTTGCGATCTTGCTGAGCCTGCGCCTCGGCGCACGATCGGCGCAGGATCGGGTCATCGCCGATGATTAGTTTTCCCCCCGCCCAGAGGTTCTGCCACAGTTGGCACCCCGGTCCGAAGGTCGAAATACCCATGCGATACGCGGTCATCGGGATGCCGTCGGCTTCGCAGACCTCGACGAGGTACTTGCTGCCCCATGCGTCGTACCCCACAACCCTCAGATCAAACTCATCGCGCAGGGTATTGAGGCAGGCGCGCACGCTCTCGTAGTCGATCTCGCGGCCCGGTGTGAGCGTGATCTTGCGCTCGGTTGCCCATGTTCGGATCGGCATTCGGTAGTCGAGTTCGCGCTTCTGGACATCGTGCGTCGGCCACCAGTAATGCCCTCGCAATGCAACGGTGCCATCGTCGAGCGGGACGGCGACCACCATCGCGGTCATGTCAAGCGACTTG